ACTCGGCCGCGCCATGGCCGACCTCGGCTGCCCCGAGGGCTTCACGTTCAACCCCTACAAGCCCGGCTCCGCGCAGAGCGAGAACTTCCTGCGCGGCTGCCAGGAGGCCGCCTTCACGGCGTTTCACTGAGGAGACACGCATGCGCAAACTACTTTGGCTGATCCCGCTGTTCTTTCTGACCCCCGCGTTGGGGGCCATACTTGACTGGTATTGGTGGTTCGCCACTGGCGGGCGGCTGCTCGAAGACTGGACGGAAGCCCGCGCCATCACGGTGGTATTCAGTTTCGTGATGGGCCTGTTAACGACCGGCCTCATCGCCGACGCGCGCCCGTGACCCCCGCCGAACAACTCGACAAGCTGGAACCGACGCTCCGCGCCATGGCGCCGGACATCCTGCGCATGGGGCAGATGGCCAATCAAGGCCGGGCGCCGTCCGTGACGCTGCCTTATGAGCATTTCATGGTGATGGCCGCGTTTGCGATGGCGTGGCTGGCTGGGAAGGATGCCAAATGACCAAACCCTACATGCTCACGGCCAGCGGCAAGCACTTCGACCTCCTCGACCCGAAACCGGAGCAGGTCGACCATCACGACATCTTCGCGGCGATCTCCAAGCTCTGCCGGTTCACCGGGCATTGCATCGAGACTTACACCGTGGGCCAGCACAGCCTGCTGGTCATGAGCCTCGTACCGCCCGAGTTCCGCCTGGAGGCGCTGATGCACGACGCCGCCGAAGCCTACACCGGTGACGTCGGCACGCCCATGAAAGTCGCGCTTGAGGATCTGGGCTGCACGGCCTTCCGAGAGATCGAGCACAGGATCGAAGCGGTCGTCCGGGGGAAGTATGGCCTGCCGGCCAAGCTCTCGCCGGAGGTCAAGCACGCCGACCTCGTGGCGCTTGGCCTTGAGAAGCGGTGGCTGATGCCGGAGGACTATGAGGCCTGGCCGGTGCTGGAAGGAGTCGAGTTGCCGCCGGACGCTGACTTCGTCGATCCGGATCTCGGCGGACTATGGCCGCTCCGTATGGGCGAGCGGCATCACGCATGGGAAGACGTCGGGCAAACGCTCCAGAACTGGTTTCATTCACTGACAGAAGGACAATTCAAATGATGCTCATCGGACTCTCCGGCCCAGCCGGCGTCGGCAAGGATACTATCGCCGACTACCTCGTCGAGACCCACGGCTTCACCAAGTTCAGCTTCTCGGACGCGCTATATCGCGAGGTCTCCGAGGCGTTCGGCATCCCGGTCGAAGAGCTTCAGCGACGGGAGACGAAGGAGGTGCCGCACTGGAAGCTCACCTCTGTGCAATGTCGCGACGTGCCGTTTTCTGGCCTCATGTATGACTACGCGTTCAACACCGACGAGCAACGGCCAGCGCGCCACGAGTTCTCCCCCCGCTGGGTTCTCCAACGCTGGGGCACCGACTACCGCCGGGCGCAAGACCCGGACTACTGGATCAAGAAGACCGCGCTGTGGGTGCAGGCGTGGCTCGACGTGACCGAGGATGACGGCGAGTATCACGGCGGGCTGGTCAACACCAGCGTTCGCTTCCCCAACGAGCGGGCGTTCATCGAGAAGCTCAACGGCTTGGTGTGGCACGTGCGTCGCAAGGACACTGCCGGCACAGCCTCACAGCAAGACTACGTGTCCGAGAAGGGCCTCGACATCCTGCCGCAGGACCGCGTGATTTACAACAACGGGACAACCGCACAGCTCCGCACCGCGGCGAGCCTCATGCTCAGCAGCCCGGAAGGCACGCGTCTCGAACTTGGCGTGCCCGACTACGTGACGTGCAAGAAGTGCGGCTGGATTCACAAAGCCTACAGCCGCGAGCACGCGCAGCGCGAAGTCGACCAGTTCAACGCCGCCTACGACAAGATGCCTCCTGAGCACCAGGAGATGTACGGCAACCATCACGCAACGATCGACCACTACATCGGCTGCATGGCCTGCGGCAGCGAAGAGTTCCGCCCGACGAAGATGGAAGACTGGCCCGGATATGCCAGCGGTGAGCAGCACGCGATTACGATCAATCCGGTCATTTACGAGGAGAATGCCTGATGGCCAACAGCCCGATGAGCGACGCCCTGCGAGCCGAGACGCTCGCCCTGCTGAAGAAGGCGAACGGGAACCTTACGCTTGCATCCCAGATGGCCAACGTGCCGCGCACCACGTTCCAGAGTCGGGTGCGGACGGCCAAGCTCGGTATGCCCGCCGAGACGCCGCGCGAGGTCAGCGCCACGGTCGAACTCAAGGACGAGATCCGCACGCTGAAGGCGCAGATCGCCAGCTTCAATCGCGAGACGCTCGACGCCAAGTACATCCGCGAGAAGATCATCAAGCTGGCCGAGCAGCCGGTGCGCGTACCGACGTGGCTGCTCAACAACAAAGCGCCGAAGAGCGCCCCCGGCGTGCCCACGCTGCTCGCCTCCGACTGGCATTGGGGCGAGGTGGTCGACCCGGCGCAGATCGGCGGGGTCAACGAGTACAGCCTCAAGACGGCGCACGACCGGGCCAAGCGGATGATCAACAACACGATCGACCTGCTCAACAACCACATGGTCAATCCGTCATACCCCGGCATCGTCTTCGCCCTCGGCGGCGACATGATTACGGGCGATATCCACGAGGAGCTGGTTGCCACCAACGAACGCGAGGTGATGCCGACCGTGGTGGATCTCTGGGGCGTGCTCGCGTGGTGCATCGAGACCCTGGCGGACAAGTTCGGCCGGGTGTTCGTGCCGTGTGTCAGCGGGAACCACGGGCGCAACACGAAGAAGATCCGCGCCAAGGGGCGCAACTTCACCAGCTTCGACTGGCTGCTCTACACCTTCCTCGCCAAGCGATTCGAGGGCGACCCCCGCGTCTCGTTCTACATCCCCGACGGCGCCGATGCGCTGTACTCCGTGTACGGGCACCGTTACCTGCTCACCCACGGCGACCAATTCCGTGGAGGCGACGCGCTTATCGGGCCGCTCGGCCCCATCGTCCGGGGTGACCATCGCAAGCGGGCGCGCAACATGCAGATCAATGCCGACTACGACACGATCGTAATGGGCCATTGGCATCAGCTCATGCAGACGCAGAAATTCATTGTCAACGGGTCGCTGATCGGCTACAATGAGTACGCGTACAACAACAACTACGGCTTCGAGCCGCCGCGCCAGGCGCTGTGGATCACCCACCCCGAGCGCGGCATCACGTTCCACATGCCCGTGCAGGTGGACGGCAAGAAGACGCAGACCGACCAACCGTGGGTCCAATGGGGGAAAGTATGACAAACCGCATCGACGTAATGATCGACCTCGAAACGATGGGGCTCGGCACCAACGCGCCCATCCTGTCGATCGGGGCGGTAGCTTTCAGTCAGTTCGGGGTTGGCATCGAGGCTACGTTCTACCAAGGGATCTCGCTTGAAGATTCGATGGCCAACGGGCGAGTGCCTACCGCGAGCACGATCCTGTGGTGGCTGCAGCAAAGCGATGAAGCGCGGAGGCAGGTCCGCCAGAAGTGCGAACATGGCGACCCGGCCGCAGCCGTGCTGTGCGAGTTCGACGCGTGGCTGCAGTCACTCCCCGGTGTCCCTTATGTGTGGGGCAACGGCGCAAACTTCGACATCTCGATCCTCGAACAAGCGCACCTCGACGCGGGCATGCGTACGCCGTGGGGCTACCGCAACGTCCGTTGCTTTCGTACGATCATGTCCGAGTTCGGCGTCGAGTCCGATTGGGTCAAGCCCGTGGTCGCGCACGACGCGCTCGCCGACGCGGAGGCCCAGGCGCGGACGCTGCAGAACTGCATGCGCCGGATGAAGGGAAGTCTGTGACCGACACCAAACCTCTGCTCGCGTGGTCGCACTCGCGCATCGAGACATTCAAGAAGTGCCGGAAGCAGTTCTGGCATTTCAACATCAAGAAGGACGTGCCCTTCGAGCAGTCTGAACAGATGAAGTACGGCGAGCGGTGCCACAAGGCGCTGGAGCTTCGGCTTGCCGTCAACGAGCCGTTGCCGCCGGAGTTCCGCAAGCATGAGGGTATCGCCGCCGCGATCGCCGCCATGCCCGGGCAGACCTTCACCGAGATCAAGCTCACGCTCAACGAGAAGCTGACGCCGACGGGCTACTTCGCCAAGGATGCATACGTCCGCGCGGTCGTCGACGTGATGAAGCTTGCTCCGCCGTTCTGCTTTGTTGGGGACTACAAAACAGGCAAGATGAGCTTCGACAGCGAGCAGCTCAAGCTCACGGCGGCCGTCGTGTTCCAGCACTACCCCGACGTCAATGTCGTCGCCTCGGCCTACCTGTGGCTCAAGGACGGCGTGCCTGATGTGAAATATTACAAGCGCGAGGAACTGCCTCGCATGTGGGAGGAGCTGCTGCAGGAGCCGGCCAAGATGCAGGAGGCCTACGTCATGGACGCATGGCCCGCCAAGCCGGGTCCGGGCAAGTGCGGCTGGTGCACGGTCAACAAGTACGGCAAGTGCGCCGAGGCGGCGGAGAGGTATCGCGGGTGAGCGACGTGGTTGTGCTGGTCCTCGGCGACCGCTGCTTCGAGGTGCTGCGCAAGGACGGCCACATGGTCGACTACTGCGACGCCGACGGGGTAGTCGTCCGCGATGACTTGGCCAACCTGCAGGCGGCGGGTTACGTCGCCGGGCTCGCGTCGAAGGCGACCAAAGCCAACGGCGAGGTGCTGCACTTCCTGCTCGACGGCGAGCGACGAGTTACTAGCAGTTTCCTGGACGGGATAGTAATCCCGCCAGTCAGGGGGAGGCACTATGCAGGGCGTGCCTAAATGCTGGCGCGGCGACTGGGCCGAGTGGAACCGCCTCAACGAGATGGCCGGCGCACTTCCTGGCCGCCCGCTCGATCACTACTGTACCGATTGCCTGCCCGAGTTCAAGCGCGAGCAGGCCCGGGCCGGACGCTGCGCCTACCCCGAGGTTACGTTTGTCCGGCTGCTCGAACGAAGGCGTGACCCGGTGACGCAAAAGTTGTATAATGTCGAGACAACTGCCGTTCGCGGCGTGCGATCGCCGGGAGACGAGGCAGCATGGCGGGCCCGGCATGAGAAGAGGGAGGAAGAGCGTGGTTAAAAAGCTAATCGAAACCGAGAACGACGTCAAGAAACTCATCAAAAAAATCTTCGACGACTTGCTCGCGTGGTCGTACGCGCCTATCCAGACCGGCATGGGCGTGCATGGCATCCCCGATCGGGTCGGCTGTGTGCCTGTGCGGATTACCCCCGAGATGGTTGGGTCCGTTGTCGGGCTATTCGTCGCGGTCGAGGCCAAGCGCCCCGGACGGCGTGGTGAGAAAAACGCGGGTGCCACCGGGCAGCAGGTCGACCAGCTCCGTGGCATCGTTGACGCTGGTGGGATCGCTATGATGGTCGATGGCGAAGATGACGCAACCACGCTGGCGTGCACCTTAGAGGCCCCCTCGGCTTTTTGCGCTGCCGGCAACTGGCACGAGACATGGCATCAACTGCTGAAAAACCGCATCACCGGAAAAGACAATGGCTGATTACATCGACGACGCACAGGCGGTCAACGAGCTTCATCAGGAAGTTTCGTTACACAACCAGCGTCTCAAGGTCGCACCCGAGCAGCACCCCGACTTCGACGGCGTGCACTGCGTCGACTGCGAGGCCGAGCTTCACGTGGTTCGTATCCAGATGGGGCGTGTGCGCTGCGTCGACTGCCAGGAGTGGCTCGACCACGCGGAGAAGATGCGGGCGATCAACGGCCGAGAAGAATGACCTTCCTCGTCAGTAAAGAACACCGGGCGATCATTGTGCCGGGAGACAGCGATCTCCCGGTTCGCATTCCAACAGCCAAACCGCTCGACATTGACGGCAAGCGGCTGTGGGCCGTTCCGTTCAACGTGCGCGAGGCGATTCAACTACGCCACATCGGCATTCCCGTACCGTCGCCTATCGGCACGTACTATGACTGGCCGCGTGACATCAGCAAGATCCCGGCGCCGTTCGCCAACCAGATCGAGACCTCGGCGTTCTGCACGCTCAACCATCGAGCGTACGTGCTCAACGAGATCGGCACCGGCAAGTCGGTTGCTGCGCTGTGGGCAGCCGACTACCTCATGAGCGTCGGCATGATACGCAAGGCACTTATCCTGTCGCCCCTGTCCACGCTCGACCGCGTGTGGAGCGATGAGGTGTTCAACCACTTCGGCCACCGCAGCATCGCGGTGCTGCACGGCACGGCGGAGAAGCGCAAGCGGCTGTTCGCCAACAACGCGTTCGACTTCTACGTGATCAACCACGACGCGGTGGACATCATCGCCGAGATGATCTATCGGCAGGTCAAGGGCGCCAAGAAGCTCGTCGACGCGCGATTCCTGCGGGACGACATCGACCTCGTGATCATCGACGAGCTGGCGGTCTATCGCAACTCGCAGACCAACCGGTGGCGTATCCTCAACAAGCTGATCAAGCCGGCCATGTGGGTGTGGGGTCTCACCGGCACGCCGACGCCCAACAGCCCGGCAGACGCGTACGGGCAAGTCAAGCTTGTCACGCCTGACCGGGCGCCTGAATATTTCTCCGCCTTCCGCCAGCAGGTCATGCAGCAGATGACCGAGTACATCTGGGTGCCTCGTCGCGAGGCTGCGAAGATCGTGCATCAGGTCATGCAGCCGGCCGTCCGCTTCGAGCGCGACCAGTGTTTCGACCTGCCGCCGTGCATGTACGTCACCCGCGAGTGCGAGCTGACCGCCGAGCAGAAGCGGCACTACAAGGAGATCTCGAAGGAGCTGTTCACCGAGATCCAAGGTGGTAAGGTCACGGCGGTCAACGAAGGAGTCAAGGCCGGAAAACTTTTGCAGGTGGCTAGTGGATGCGTTTATGACAAGGACGGGATAGTGCGCGACGTCGACGCAACGCCACGCGTGCAGCTCCTCCGCGAGATCATCGAGCAGGCGACCAACAAGGTCATCGTGTTCGTGCCGTTTCGCGCGCCGCTTGAGATGCTCTACCGCGAGCTGGGCGAGGACTTCAAGTGCGCCATGGTGCATGGCGGCGTGTCCAAGAGCCAGCGGGCGACGATCTTCCTGGAGTTCCAGAAAAACCCCGAGCTGCGCGTGCTGCTTGCCGACGCCGGCACGATGAGCCACGGGCTTACCCTGACGGAGGCCAATACGATTGTGTGGTATGGCCCCGAGTGGAGCAACGACATCTACGAGCAGGCCAACGGGCGCATCACCCGCTCGGGGCAGAAGAACAATCAGTACGTCATCCACATCGCCGGCACGGAGATCGAGCGGCGTATCTACGCGCGGCTGCGTGAGCGTGGCCGCACCCAGGGCGTACTGCTGGCGATGGCGAAGGAGGGGACGCTGGGATGAAACGCCGGACAGCCACATGGGGGGCGCCTACAACGCCCGCCGCGAATAGTGATATACTGGTGGCTCTTACGCAGCAAAGACTGCGACAGCTACTGCAGCTCGTGCACCCCGATCGGCACAACGGGTCCGAGCTGAGCAAAGAAGTTTTTCAGTGGCTAGGCGAAATTCGTTGTAAAAAGCTTGACAAGCAAAAATAGATCAGGCAGAATGCGCGGTACGTTCCATCAACCACGGGGGATTCAACCATGAGTGAGCAAGCGGCAACGGCGCCCAACGTCGAAGCCATCATCGCGAAGTACATTGAGCTGCGTGATGCGATCGACGCAGCGAAGGCGGCGTACGAGTCCAAGGTCGCCGGCTTCAAGCAGGCGCAGGAGGGCATCGAGGCTTACCTGATGGGGCTGGCCAACACGACCGGGCAGACGTCGTTCGGTTGCGCTGCCGGCACCGCGTTCGTCACGACGCAAAACGGCTGCAGCGTCGCCAACAAGGAAGCGTTCATGTCCTTCGTCCGCGAGAAGGACGCGTGGCCGCTGCTCAACGTCGCGGCCAACAAGACCAACGTCAAGGAGTATCTTGACGCCCACAACGAACTGCCGCCCGGCGTCAACTGGACATCGCTGAAGGTGATCCAGATTCGCCGTGGCAAGTGAGGAGGACAGCGTGAAAGGCTACAATGAGCTTTCGCTAACCCAGCAATCGATGATCGAGGCCGTGCAATACTGGCTTGAAGCGCAAATGGTCGGCCCCGCGCCGCGTGTCACAGCAGTCAAGCCGCTGACCGACTCTCGGTTCGAGATTGGCCTTGTCGTCCCCGTGTTGCCTGAGCAATCCGACGCCGAATAACCATCAACCACAAGGAGCAACGAAGCATGAGCACAGCACTCGCAGTGATTCCTGAAATTCCGTCCTACCTGCAGACCTCGACCGACGCGGCCCGCGCGCGCAACCTGGCGGCCATGGGCGGCATCAAGGCCGGCGGCTTCCCGCGCATTTCGATCGGCGGCGCCAAGTTCCACATGATCGACGGGGACGACAAGATCCTCCTGACCGACCCGAACAATCCGGAGCTGCCCGCCATGCAGCTCGAAGTGGCAATCGTCGGGTTCAACCCGGGTATCTCGAAGATCTTCTACAAGGACAAGTGGGCTGAGGGCGATGCCGGTGAGCCGGACTGCTCGTCCGATGACGGCATCACGCCAGACCCGCATATTGCGACACCGCAGTGCACCAACTGCGCCGGCTGCCCGCAGAACCAGTGGGGCAGCAAGATCTCCGAGCAAGGCAAGCAGATCAAGGCGTGCTCGGACAACAAGCGCCTGGTGATCCTGCCGGTCGCCGAGCTGGACGAGAGCAAGGCCATCGCCTTCACCATCACGCCGGCCTCGCTCAAGCCGTGGGCCGAGTACGTGCGACTGCTCGACAGCAAGGGAGTCGAGATCAGCACGTGCGTTACCAAGATCCAGTTCGACCCGACGGTCACGTTCCCGAAGCTGCAGTTCAAGTTCGGGCGCTACCTCACCCCGGAAGAGCTGGCCATCGTGCGCCAGCGCGAGACCGAGGACGACGTGCGCCTGATCGCCAGCCCCCGGAAGTCGGCCCCGCAGGCGCCCCGTGCGGCTGCTCCGGTCACGCCCGCCCAGCCCGCCGCCCCGGCTCCGGCCCCCGCGCCCGCTGCTCCGCCGGCTCCTGCCGCCCCGGCCGCTCCTGCCCCGGCACCCGCTGAGGCGAAGCCCGAGTGGAAGAACGGCCTGACCGACCAGATCGCCGCGGCCATCGAAGCGGTCGGTGGCCCTGACTCGCCCGGCGGCGCGGCCCTGCTCGCCCAGTTCAAGCCTACCGCCCCGGCGCCTGCTGCCGAGCCGCCCAAGCCGGCTGACCCGTTCGAGGGCCTGCCCCCGCACGTGAAGCTCGCGGTGGACGCCTCCGGCGGTATCGACTCGGACGCCGGCAAGGCCGTGTACGCCACGCTGGCGGGCAAGCCGGCCCCCGGCGGTGTAGCTCAACCGGCTACGACCGAAGCGCCGGCTGCTACAGCCACCAACAAGCGCCGCGGTCGTCCGGCGGCCAAGCCGGCTGATGCGGCCCCGGCTGCGGCACCCGCCCCTACCGCCCCGGCTCCTGCCGCCCCGGCGCAGAGCTTCGCGAACGCCGCACCGGCTGACCTCGGCGGGGATCTCGATGCCCTGCTGCGCAGCGCCATGCAGACGCCTACGGCGTAAGCTTGGTTGCGGGACGGCTGCCCTCGTGGCTGTCCCGCTTTTTGGTGGCCGCCCTCGGCCTTGCACGAGGCTGCAGGGTTCGCAGATGGCGCCGCTGTTGAGGGCGGCCACCAAAAGGAGGCAACAATGTTCAATCGTGAAGCTTTCGCCCGGGTCTTCGATGACTCGGGCCTGACCAAGACCGAGCTGGCCGACATCTACGGCGTGTCGCGCCAGACGATCTACGCGTGGTACTCGGGCACGTCCGCGCCGCTGCAGCGCACTGTCGTACTGCGTGAGCAGCTCTACACCCGTGGCCTGCTCGGCGCCATGGACAAGCGCCTGCTGCCGCTGTCGAAGAACCCGACGCAGCGCAAAGAACGCCTGCTCAAGATGAAGCAGGCCCTGCACGATCTGGCTAAACCGAAGAACTGAGGGGAATCAGTATGGCCAAGTACCTCCGCGACATAGATTTTGTCACGTTGGATCTTCACGAAGGCATCAAGCCCGTGCCCGACGCGTATATGTTTCGCGCTGACCGACCTGCGCGCTGGTTACAGCGCGCCTGCCTATGGGTTCTCGGCAAGCTTGATGCCACAGCCCAGATCTCGACGACCGAAGTACGCCGCGTCCGCCTCGACGGCAAGGGGTTCATGGCGCAGTTATACGCACAGAAACGCGAGCTTTTTGACCAATTCGGCTACGATGCAAGCACACTACTTATCGGTAGCGAGGAATACGAGCAGCTCATGGGGTCTCCAGAGGTGTACCAGCTAATGCGCTTCACTGCGCCGTATGAGCGACGGGGTAAAATAGTCGACCTGGACGTCCGCGTCGTGCCGTGGATGAGTGGCATGGTGGTGCTCCCGACCAAGTGGATCTGACCATTGGACACCCATGACTTCCTCCGGGCCATCCTGCCCGAGGGCTGCTGGTACTTCGCCGCCATCCCGTCGCCCAACGGCCACGGATTCAAGCATATCGCTTGCCAAACAACCGGAGAACTCGCCCAGCGGATCACGTACCTTGACGCGGAGCAGGCGCAGAACGTCTACTATGCCTGCTCGGGCTACAGGACCGAGTTCGTCACTGGCAAGGATGGCAAACGCCACTATCGCACGAAGGATAACGTCAAGCTGGTCAAGGCGTTCTGGCTCGACCTCGACGTCGGCCCGGCTGAGATAGGCAAGGCACCTAAGTACCCGACCCAGGCCGCGGCCATCGGCGCGCTCGGCCAGTTCCTCGTCAAGACAGGGCTGCCACGTCCGATGATCGTGAACTCGGGCTACGGCGTGCACGTCTACTGGCCGCTCACCAACCCGATAATGCCGGGGCAGTGGTCGCACACAGCCGCACAGCTCAAGGCCCTCACCGCTGGCTGCGGGCTGCTTGCCGACTCAAGCCGCACGTCCGACGAGGCCAGCGTCCTGCGCCCGGTGGGTACGCACAACCGCAAGATCAAGGACGGCAAGCCCGGCGCCGTGCCCGTCACCTGCGGGTCGCTGGTCGATCCGATCGAGCACGTCGCGTTCCATAAGCTGATTGAGGCTGCGGCAGCGACGCACAACATTGAGACACCGCAGGAGGCGCGGGCGCAACAGGTCAACCCCCTCGGGCTCATCGTCCCGGTGGGCGGCTACCAGAAGTCCAACGCCGACCGCGTGGCCGAGCGCTGCGCCCAGGTCAAGTTGCTCAAGGACTTCGGCGGCATCAGCGAGCCTCAATGGTATCATGCGCTGCAGGTCGTCGCGTTCGCGGAGGAGGGCGAGGCGAAGGTCCACGAGTGGAGCGCCAAGCACGCCGACTACAAGCAGGAGGAGACGCAGCGAAAGCTAGACCAGATCAAGCATATGGCGCCGACCACCTGCGCCAAGCTGGAAGGCACGTACGCCGACGCGTGCAAGGGGTGCAAATATAAGGGCAAGATCACCTCGCCCATCCAGCTCGGCATCGAGATCAAGGAAGCCGCGCCGCCGACGTTGACAATCAAGCAGGACAACATCGACAAGACAGTCGAGCTACCCAACCCCCCGGCGCCCTTCCGGCGCGGCACCGAGGACCAGCCGGGGCTCTACGTCGACGTCGAAGGCGTGCCGGTGCGCTTCTATCCGTACGACCTCTACCCTGTCGAGCTGTGCAAGGACATGGACATGGGGTACGAGGCTACCCGGGTGCGGCACCACCTGCCACACGAGGGGTGGAGCGAGTTCAGCTTCCGCTCGGCGCTCGTCGCTTCGCTGCGCGACTTCACGACGGTCCTGATGGACAACTCGGTCAAGCCCGAGAACAGCAAATTCATGGCGGCCTATATGACAGGATACCTACAGGAACTCCAAAGCAAGACCAAGCTGCGCAAGCTATACGGTTCGATGGGCTGGAAGGAAGAAGGCTTCCTCCTCGGCCGCAAGCTCTACACGCCCGACGGCGCCCAGGCGGCCGGCGTCTCCGACCGTGTCAGCACCGAGATGGTCAATGGCATCGCAACAGCCGGGACGCTCGAAGACTGGCAGGCCGGCATCCAGAAGCTCGACCAGCCGGGGCTCGAAGCCCACCTGTTCAGCTTCCTCGTCGGCTTCGGTGCCCCGCTGTTCAGCATCACCGAGTACGACGGCGCCATGCTCTCGATGCTGGGCGACACCAACAGCGGGAAGACCCTTAGCTCGAAGTGCATGCTGTCCATCTACGGCAAATACAAGAGCCTGCGCATCGGCAAGAAGGACACGCTCAACGCCAAGATCGAGAAGATGGCCATGTTGGGCAACATGCCCGTCTACATCGACGAGCTGACCAACACCGAGGCCGACGAGCTGTCGCAGTTCATCTATCAGGTCTCCGAGGGCCGAGGCCGGGCGCGGCTGCGCTCCGACTCCACCATGCGCGAGGCCGCCGAGTGGCAGACGCTCGGCATCACCTCCACCAACGCGAGCCTCGTGAGTAAGCTGGCCACCGGGAAGGACAACGCCGAGGCCGAGATGGTCCGGCTGCTTGAGTACCGCGTCGAGAAGCTCCCGTGGTTCGAGCGGCAGATGAGCGAGGTGCACGAAGCGGTGACGCATAACTACGGTCACGCGGGCGAGGCGTACATCCGTTGGCTGGTGAAGTCCGACCGGGCGATGCTCAAGGCGGAGATCAACAAGGTCGTCCAAGCCATCATGGAGACCGTCAGCTTCGAGGGCAAGGAGCGTTACTGGGTCAACACCTGCGCTGTCGTGCTGTACGGCGCCGTGATCGCTCAGGCGCTGGGCCTGCTCGGGTTCAAGGACTTCGGCGCCACGTACACCCGGCTGTTTCGCTGGGCCTGCCAGCAGATCCGGCAGTCGCGTGGTGAGGTTGTGGAAGCCAAGGTCGACGATGTGACCGTGCTGGCGCAGTTCCTGGACGGCGCCATGTCCGGCCGGCTGGTCGTCAACGAGATGAAGATGGGCGGCACCGAGGTCGTCACGACGATCGTGAAGCCGCCGGTTGGCGCGCTGGTCGTGCGCTACGAGCAGCACACCGGGTTCCTGTTCATCGACAGGAAGGCGCTGAAGAAATATCTGACCGAGCGACAGGTCGACTACACGCCGCTCAAGAAGACACTTCTGGCATCGGGAGTGCTGATGGACGCCGACAAGAAGAAAGTGCTCGGCGCTGGGACCACGTTCACCGGCGGGCAG